AAGGAGCTGGATAACGTTTAGCTAATCTGTCAGTTTCGCTTGCAGCTTCTTTTTGATCAGCAGCAGTAATTACTGGAGCAGCCAGCTTTGGAGTTGACTTCATCTTCTCCAAATCTTTTACATAACCTTCCACTCCTGGTATTTTTTTCAGGAAAGAGCTATTAAGAATATTTATCAGCCAATCAAGAACTTTATCCTTAATTGCTGACAGAAAGTTTACTACTGGATCAACAATATACTCACTGAATAGGTCTTTAGCTTGGCCAAACTTTTCTCCAATAAACTTTTTAGCTGATTCAAATAAGTTGTCTACTGTCCCCTTAAATTCATCGTCTGTAAAGTACTTGTAAATTCCATATCCAATAGTGCCAACAACAGCAACCGCAATTCCAATTGGATTAGTAAAAAGAGTTAGACCCCTCAACAGCATTGCCCCAGCTCTGGCTAGGAATTTGAGACCACCTTTTAAGACAGTCTGGATAATGTTTTTAATTGGAAGTTTGCCTTTGAGAAATTGAGCAATTATGTCTGTAATTCCTCCACCTTCTTTTTTACTACCTTCCTGTGCTGGCTTACCATCAGATCCAACAGGTACTGCTTGTGCTTGTCTAGCTTCTAATCCAGCTTCTTCTTTGGCAGCGTTAGCTTTTTGCTGATCAATACCCTTTTGTTTTTCTTGAGCTTCAATAATTTGAGCAACTTCTTTCATTGAAGAAAGCTCTGCACCAAGTTTGCCAGCAATATTATAAACATTGTCTGATATCTGAGTAAGGACAATATTACTCTTTTTAAGTATTTGGACTTGTTCGTTTGATGAGTCAGAAATCTTAGTAAAGGAACCTTGAAGTTGTAGTTCTTCTTTTTGACTCTTCTCATCTTCTTTTTTACGAAGCATTCCACCAATTAGAGGCATGCGCATTACAGACTCTTTGATAGAGTCTTTCATCTGTTCTTTTTTATTGTTTACAGATGCAATGACGCCCTGCTTAATTAATTGAGCTAAAGCCACTTAGTTTTCTAGCCTTTGTTTTTCTTTTTCTAAGTAATCCTTCAACATATCAACGTAAATGTCCCGCTCAAAAGGATACATCTCTTCTAATTCTTGTATTGAATATTTATGATGCTGAGCCATTCCAAATATTAATGTGTAATAATTGGATAAGTTATTGTGGCTCAGCCCAATGTAAAAAAATCGTTTAAGTTTTGTAAAACAATCTTTCTATCGTTACCGAGGCTGTTCTTGTAATTGATCTCATGTTTCAGTTTGGGCATTGTATTGAAAAAGCTTTGAACTTTATTGAAAGAAGACACGTCCAGTGAAAGAATAAACTCATCTACTTCTTCTCTAGAGGAGTCTTTAATTTCGTAAGTTTCTGATCCTTGAACAATCTTCTCCAAACAGTTTCTAAGAATTTCAAATACCAAGTCAGTTTCGTTATCTACCGTTTCTAGATTACCAACTAAACTCATCTTTGGATATTTTAAGAACAACAAAGTGTTGTCGTTAACTTGAATGGTGGATTCATGATTAGGATCATAGGTCATTTCAAGGTTTTCAATGTCTACTTCAAAGTCGTAGATCTGTTCGTCTTCAAGGTCTCTATATTTTAAGGTCACAATGTTATTGACCGACTTAGAACGTAGCTTAATAAAGTAGTATTCGATGTCAAACGTCGTTAACTCATCAACATCGATAGGATCTAACGAGCAGTTTTGTAAAACCTGTTTAACAGCGTATACAACGTCCTTAGCATCATTACTTTGTTGAGCAATCAACAGGATCTTTTCTTCTTTTACAAGAAAAGGTCTATATCTGATCTTTTGTTTTGTGCTTGGAATTTCAAGTTCAAATGTGGGGTGCGATAATTTAGGTAAAGCCATAATATTTTCTCCAATTAGCCGAAGTATCCTCCAGTGATAACTTTGGCATTATTAATAACGTTGATAACATCACCAACACTCCGAGGTTTTTTGAGTGAAGATATTGTCTGAAGTGCTGTTCCAGCTTTAACAATTTGCTGGAATCCGGAAAGCGGTTTTCTATATCCTGAAATAGGTTCACCCTTGTCGGTGTTTAGTATGTGTTGGAAGTACGTGAATGTTACTTGCAACTTCATAACTTGATCATTATCACCCCAACTGAAAGCAGTATCTGAAATGGAGATTGGAATAGCATCAACAATCTGACTACTCAGTACACCATTACCAGCTTCGTCAAAGGTGGAAATCATCATCTGACATTTGTATTCATCCTTGAATTCAACTTCGAAAGGTGCAAGTCCGTTTTGAGATACTGTGTTTCCATTGACAAACTGATCGCTAGAGACAATTCGATTCATCCATGTATAGAAGAATTTGTATAAGTCTCCTTGCCCATCAACAAGAAATGATACTGAAATATCATTAAAAATGGGAGCGTATGGTTTCTTTTCAATTGGACCAGTACCGTAACGTCTTGTTTCTGATGTTGCAAACATTAAGCCTGGGATGTTTGCAGACTCGGCATAAAGATGCAAGTTCTCAAACATCTTACTACCATTCATAATCCTAGGAGGTTGGATTGTTACTTCAAAGAGATTGGTTCTAGCAAATGACTTGTTTCTAAATTCAGACAGAAAACCATCATAGCGGCCAGTAGCTCCTTTTGTAGAACTGCTTTTCAGTGCTGAATATAAACCAACAGCTGATAGAGCTGTTCCTAGAAACTTAGCGGCCATTATTGATAGATCTTTTTCTTAGTATCTGCGTAAATCCTCGACTTGGTAGCTTTAGCAAATCTTTCAAGAGGAAGAAACAATGCAACATCCCATTGCGTAGGGTCAACCCTCAGGAAACGGGTCTTAACATGATTATTTAGGTAGTGCTTTACACATGGTTCAAAAAACCTAAACTTTGCTGCACTTTGAAGGATTCTGTAATTGATCCTTAGTCTTGTTGTTTCATCCATTTTGTCGTTATTGACAGTATCATAAAGGGCATCCATTAACTTAGCTCTAAGCAAAGGAGGAAGATAGTGCATATTGATACCGTAAAATCCACCAGGAACTCTTCTAAACGGAAACACTAAGGGAAACCTATCGTAGTAAGGCAGATCTTCTTTTGTTTTAGGATCGTAGGCAAACAAATACATATTACCAGGAATGATTCTATTTGTTAAGAAAGGCCCTTGAGTAATAGTAGCTCTAGTATCAACATTTCTGACTTCTGCTGCTTTTTGTCTCAGCCAATTCCTAGCCTCTATAGAATTTTGTGGAGCTGTTCCAGCTTTTTGTATTACGTTTTGAAATATTGTTGTTGCCATTAAAATTTGATTCCTAGTTCGTGTTCCGTCATTATAACAAATTTCCACTCTCTGTGGTCACAGTATCTTTTTGCTGCTGCCCACTTTGCACTGTTGATTCCCCAAGTATAAACTTCGCGTAAATACCTTTTGTTAGCTTTTTTCTGGACTGTGGGTGCCGTTGTTTGTATTTTTGGTTTTACTTCAATAACAACTGTTTCTATTGACTTGTTTAAGTTTCTTTTTTTAACTAGAAAGTCAGGAAAGTATCTATGTACTTTACCGTCAATCGGAGAAACGTAAGGTATACTGAACTCTTCACTAGCCCATTTAATCACATCAGAATGAGAATCCAGATACCTCATTAATTTTAGCTCCCAACTACTACGATAAATAATAGTTGTAGGGTCTCCCATATACTTGGATGGATTCCTTGGTTTAAAATAACCTTTATAGCTCATAGGAAATATTTATGGCGTTTTTCTCTAAAGCTGCAGCCACCGTAGCTGGGTTTGCGGCCGGAGCGGCACTCGCAGACAAAATAAGTGGTATTGTATCACAAACACAGCAATCTTACAACAAGACTCAATTTGGGGATGTTGCAGGAGCTGCCTCTGCTGCGGGTTACAAGCCTATCACTAAGTTTAAAAAGAATGATTTTCCCAATTCACCTAGTTCTTTAGCAGCACAACTATCCAACGAGGCATTAAATAACAAAGAAATTTTAGAGGTGCTTACATATCCCACGGATATTGGAAAGTATTTTATTAAATTTAGTTTTATTTCTTATTCAAAGGATAGGGCTTTAGCAGTAGCTAAAGATGAACCAACTGTTGTGGTTATTTTTCCTATTCCTACTAATCTTAATGAAAACTTTTCTGTTACATATAACGAGGCCAAGTTGGGTTCTGTATTGGGTGCTGCTGTGGCGACCGGGGTAAAGGTTCTTAATGGACAGCAGGCTCTTTTTAGTAAAGATACAGGTACTTCGATTATTGAAGCTGCTGGTGTTGGATTGAGAAGTGAGGTTGGTCGTATTGGTGGTGAGACGTTGTTAGCTAATTTAGATGAAGCTACTGGTGTTGTTCCCAATCCTCACTTAGCCGCTATTTTTCAAGATATAGGTTTGAGATCACACAGTTTCAATTTTAGATTTTCACCTAAAAATAAACAAGAAGCTGACTTGCTTAAGAAAATTGTTAAAACAATCAAGAGACGTATGTTGCCAGGTACTGCAGGAAGTAAAGAATCATCTACAGGTCCTTTGTTCTCCTTTCCTGATGTAGTGGATATATCTTTTGGACCAGAAAAAGACTCTCCTTATCTTATTCAAAGATCAGTGCTTGAGTCTATGACAGTTAATTATGCTCCTAATGGAACACCTGCTTTCTTTAGAGACGGTTCACCTACAGATATTGAGATTGGACTAAACTTTAAAGAAATTAGAGTTGTTACTCGAAACAACTACGATGATAAACCTAATTTT